TAGCAAATATTTATTTAAATTAAATAAAAAAATAAGAACCCCAGTTTAAGAACTGGGGTTTTTGTTTTTTACAAATAGGTATACCTGAGAAGATTTTTCAAAACCCTATTTATTTTTTACCTATGTCCTTTGTATCCTTCCCATTTTTATTATTCTAATCAGAACAAAAATAAAGTATTTTTCACTTTAGTATACTAAAGTCCTTAGATATTGACATATCTTATAAGTTCGCAAAACTTTTTGCATAAAGTTGGGATTTATTTTGCATAAGCGTTTTAGTATTATGCAAAATAAATCACAGATTAAACCTAGACAAAAAACGCCCTTTAAATCATCATTAAAGGGCGTTTAAATTTTGCACTTTAGATAAACTCGCACAACATAACTGCACCTATTTAGCCCTCCATACCTCCCCAGCCTAATTCGACCGCAGTCAGTCGTTTTGCCGCAATGATGACTTGCTATGCCTGCCGAAGAGAGTAATCCTGTGACCAACTTAAACAAACACAGGAAACCCACAAAATGACAAATTTTCAAATGAGAACCGAGCAGGAAATGATGATGGAATTAGCCCTTATTGCAGTAAAAGAACACGACGGTTTTATTGTAGACGGTTCGCAATATTCACTGCCTAACGAATGCGGGCAAACTTTTGTCTATAACACGGCATTTTTAGATGTGCGTTTTGTGGAAGACGGACGCAAAGATTGCGTGGTGAGATTTACGTCCACGCTCGCCCCTTTCGCCCCACCGTTTTATTGTTTGCTTTCCGAATTAGAAGACTAAAACAAAGGCTTCGTGATCACGCGAAGCCTTTTTCATAGCTAAAATTTATAGACTAAATTGTCCTCGTACGCCACTTGGTAGTTCAGCTTGGCATTGACCGTAATCCGTTTGGCGTTTTCAAACGCCTGCCAATTATCCACCTTATCTTCCAGCATATAATTCACAAAGCGAATAAACTCCGACTTCGTCGAGCTAAAGAACACATACGGTGGTCGCGTAATATTGACCAGTCGCAAGAAATCAATCAAATCAAAATAGGTGGCTTGTTTGTAGCTTTCCTGCTTGGTGCAAAGGTAAGGTGGATCTAATACAAACAACGCTTTCGGATCATTGCTAAACTTAGGCAAAAGCGTGTGGAATGATTCTTTCACAATCTCTACGCCGTCCAAATAGCCCTCTGCACCAGGGTAATCGCTTAACCGCACACAATGCCAGAAATCTTTTCGGTAGAGTTCTTCCAATGAGCCGACTTGCTGACCGCTGAACAGCAACCAACTCGCCAAACAATTTAAGTCTTTATAACCTTGAAATTCATCAATGATTTGGATGATTTCTGCCTTTAACGACTTTGGTAAACGCTTATTTTTCGGCGTAGTGTTACCTATTTTTGCAAAGATTTGTGCACGTAAGGCATTGGTGTCATCAATATGCACTAACCTTTCCGCATAGCCATCAAAATCATTGTAAATCACATGTGCTTTGGGTTTCATTACTTTGGCTGCGTGGCTTAATAAGCCCGAGCCGCCGAATGTATCAATAATCGTCCAGCCTTCGCCATCACCTTTAATATTCTCATTTAAAACTGTTTCAAAATGTTTAAGAAACATTCGTTTTTGTCCGATAAACGGCAATGGGGCTTGTTTAAAGGTATTTTGATTTGCCATAGTTTTTCCTTTCTATTCTATGGCGTTCCGATGCTCAAGGCATTCTGACACTCAAATCAAATTAACGTGTAGTATTAACGGTTTTGCAACGAGGGCATTTGATTTCTAAATAACCAACTATCCCCACTTTCGCCAATAATTTGTTACAAAATGTGCAACGGATTGCTTTAATTGACTGCATATATTTCTCCTAATCAAAAGATTTGTTACAATCCGCCCGCCTTGCGCAAGGTAGGCGGCGTATGGCTATATGCAGGCATGTTCTGCGTAGCTGGTAACAACGAGCATTCCTAGTGCCGTTGTTATCGCCGTCTTTTCTTTATTGAATTAAACTTTGTGCAGGGTAAACGCTCCTTTTAACTTTTCTCTTTATTAAATATAGCCGCTAATTGATTTGGGCTAAACCGCCAACCGCTCTCGCTACCGCAAATCGCATTAAAGCACCATTCGCTACAAAAATACTTAGAGCGTTTTTGTTTGATTCCAAGTACGATTCCTAGCGCGCCCCACCAGTCGTATTTACATCCCAAAGTGCGGTCAAAATAGGCTTTGATTTGTTCCTCAGTAACATCGTTGAGTGGGATTAAATCCCACTTCAAGCTATCAGAAACATCAATTTCTTTACAACGCACGCCACCGTCACGAATTGAAGACGAATAACACTCGTACGTCACTTCTGTTTCATAGTGATGCCCGCTGACAAACGTTTCTTTCATTACTGCAATTTCACAATGTGAATACGCGCCTTTTGTTAATTTTCTTGTAAGCCAATCGCTCAAACGCGCTAATAAGTCTTTCGGTTTTTTACCAGACTTCTTTCCTTTATATAATGCTAAGTAGATTTTAGTCCCAATCATTGTTGCGCCTCCGCTAATGCTTTCATTTTTCTGATAATGTCATTATGAATTTGCTGTAATTTTTCTTCACTCAATTCTTCGTGCTTGAGCTCATACTTACGCATACGCTGCACCGCGAGTTGTTCTTGCAGTGTTCGTAATCCTTCAGCCTGTTTTAAAATTAGCAATGTTGCTGATTTATTATCAAGTCCTGCGACAGTTGCAAAACTTGATATATAGATGCTTACTTCGCCAGTAAAATTCGCTTCTTTAAATGCCAGAGCTGCAGATTCACGTTCTTTGTATTCCTCGGCAAATCGAGTCCACTTCACACTAATACTAGCTGCTGTATCATCAATGCTATCAACTAGTATTTTAATGAGTTCACGCTTAATTTCAGTTTGCTTCTCCTCATCAATAACCCAGCTATTTCCATTCCATATGTGTAATTCTGTTGGTTGTCTATCAACTAGAATGTATTGACTTTTAAAATTAATAAGTTGTTTAGTCTCAAGCTCTGATTCGTTTTCTACTTCCATTTCCACAAAATCATTTAAGTTTTGCGGAATAGGGAAAATTTGATAACTATTCAAATTTTCTTTTAAAAAATAGACTTTCATTTAACGCTCCTTTATCGGATATCGATACGTTTTACAAAATAATTAGAAAGGTCTACAATATTTATTGTTGTACCGTTTCCATCAACAGTCACATCTAATGTATCGACTTCTACATGGGTTACCGCATAATTTCTCGGGTTGTATACAGTTACTTTACGAATAGTCTGCCAATAAGATACGCCGCCTCTTTTACCTTCAATCTCTGCCCCTACTTCAAAACTGACAATTTCAATATTGTTATTATCATCAAGCCTGTGGCCTGATGATGACTGAAGATACAAAATAAGTGTTTTACCAAAACACTTTTCTGAAATATTAATACTCCCAGAACTTACATTACCTTGCCACACTGTTTTTAATGTACTAATTTGAGATAAACTCTCTTTCGCCTGCAAAAATTGCTCATTTATATCAGATTTTGCATTGTTTATTTCTCGTAAAGTATATTGTTTATTTTCTTCTATTTCTTGGTCAACCCTCGCAGATAACGCTTGCATATTTTGTGCAAGTGTACCCGCATCTAAAGCCCCAACATTTTCAACAACACCGAATGCTTTAACCCAAAATTGCACGTCATCAAATGTGTTTTTTGCTTTTATACAAAGTTTTAAAGCAATCGCTCGCGGTCTTGTTTCAGCTCCCCCCGTAGCCATCGGGCTATCTAAAAGCGGATGCATAAATCCATTATCACTGAGATTATCATCGGTTGTAGTTGCAGTGCGTAATCGTGAATCTATAACAGTTTTCGTTTTGTCATAAAAAATACTACTATCAGATGAATCAGCCCAGTGTGTTCTCACTCTGTGAACGTGCTTTTTAATCTCGTCACTTTGTGTCTGACCGATATTTAACCCATTCCCTGTATTTCTAATAAATCGGTCTTCCGCAAGTGGTACATTTGAAATAGAGCTATATTTATCAACAAGATATTGATATAACTCTGGGTAATTTTGCTGTGTGACTGTTGAGCGAATGCTATCAAAGGCAATCCACCCAGAAGGGATATTATCCACGGCAAAATAAGCTGTCATCCCCACATCACTACGGGTTAAATCAGGAAGTTGGTTGCTGTCGCCCAAAGTGCGGTATAAATCGGGGAAGGTTTGTTGGCTGAACGTTGAACCATCAGCACGTAAAAAACCAAGTGGATTGGTTACTGCACGAGGAAATGACACTACGGCACCTAAAGGCAAACCTTTTTTAGCAGCCTCGCCTACCGCATATTCGGAGGCAAACTTATTTTTGTCTGCCCCATCTGTTTTGTGAGATATTGGTAAAATACCAGGCTCGGTTTCCGTTGCCGGTTTTGCTGTCCATTTTTTATTGGCAAGCTCTTCGGCGGCTACACCTTTATCATAAGCCGTTTTAACCGCTTTTGATGTTGCTACATTATTTTCGTCGTTGCTATTGACTGCGGATGATCGTTTGTTAAGAGGGATATAGTTATTTAACGCAAGCTGCACCGTCGCAATCAGTTGCGCGAGTTTTTTACCTGCTTTGGCAGTTAATCCTAGTTCTTCGCTGTCCAACCCTGTATCACTAGTCAACCGCACTTCGCCTTTTTGCATTGTGCTGGCGGATTTACGGTTGTCATCAATAATCTTCACAATCGCTTGATATAACTGCGTTTGTGTTTCTGCCTTCGGGGTAAACCCCGCTTTTTGCAACACATAATGAGCTTCCGCTTGTACATCGCGTACTCGGTCTTGCAAATTATTAAGCCACGTATCGGTTACTCGTGTGCCTTGTTCGCCTGTTGCTGGATTACCATTGTGAAAAAGGCCATCATTTGAATCAATTTGAGGCATTAAACTTTTCATATATTAAGATCCTGTTTGATAAGCAAAATAACAGTAAGTATGTGCAGGTTTTAAATCTCGGAAGAATTCCTCAATAATGGGGTCGCCAAATTCCACTAAATGATTACCCGCAAAGGAGGTGCCTGCACGAAAATACACAATATTGTCATCCCCATTAAGCACCGATACTCGCCACATAAAAATCAAGTTATCGCGCGCTTCATTGCGAAATTGAACCAAATCTCCCGTCGTTGGTAAGTCATTCGCAAGGGGAGAAAACTCTTTAATTTCGATGCGATATCCAATACTTTCCGCAATACGTTTAAAATAGGGAATGGATAAGCCCCCAATTGCATTTAACTTGGCAATAACACGTTTTACTCGTGCTTGATAGTTATTGGTATAATCTGTTTTTATGCCGCATAAACGTTCCCAATCAGACAACATCGTATTGGAGGTGGAAGGTTCAATAATTTGCAATAAATCCACCGCACTTTTTTGTAATCGGTCAAAGGCATTACCATCCACCTCACACTGTGCTAAAAAACGCTCTCCATTTACGTCGTATGAAACAGGCGGATAAAGTTTTGCTAACACCTTTTTGTGGTCAGTTTGCATCATGCCATCTCCGTAACGGTGATTTGACCTAACCGAAACCACTCAATTTTTGTACGCACATCTGCTTTTAGATTAGTGATAGGTGCCATAAACTTACGATCAACCACACCGACCAAGTTATTTACCACCGCTTCACATTGCGACACAATCAAATCATCGCCTGGGATTAACGTATTAAAATAATCCACAAGTGCGGTGGAAATCGCTGCCTTAATTTCGGGTAAGGTTACGCCACTGATTTTCACCTGAATATTAAAATTGACTTTCGTTACATCAGGTTTCACCACTTTGCTTTCACGAGCGGTCACAGGGCGCACATCGTCAATATATTCTTGGCAGCGACGTATTGTTTCATCGCTTGGTACATCGTTATTTGATGTGATCGCAATATCTACCGTACCAAGCCCACGACGCAACGGGTAAACATAAGCAGCATCCACGCCATCCACCGATAACGCCCATGTACGATAGTCATAACGATTGCCCCCAGCAGGTGGTCGGCGAATAATCTCAAGCAAACGTTCGAGCAAAGACGCATCGCTTTCTGCATCCGTTGCACCAATGACATCATTTAGCACCACATCAGATTGCACGCCTAAAGGTGCTGCCATAAAGTTTGCTTTTGTCGCAGTTTTAATATTTTGGCTGGCACCTGTCGCAAGACTTCGCACGGCAACAACGGCAGAACCGCTTGCAGAAATCACCGCACTTTCGGTGGTTTCATAAAATCGGTTATCGTCTGTTTTAATTTGTAATCCAACTTTAATCACCGCATCAGGGGTACCTGTCACTGTTGCGCCACGCCCACTAGCATAAGTCGCATTACGACGGCGAATACCACGCAGGCCAGCATGTTTTTCAAGAAAATCTGTGTCGGCAGTATCGGGAAAGAATTGTTTAATAATCCATTTTTGATGAGCATAAATACCTTCCGCTACAGCAGCAAGGCTACTGGCACGTGCATAATAGTCACTATCTATGCTCACATCAGCACTCGGCTCTAATGACTGCACATCGCGCAAAATCGCTTGGCGAATATCTTCTAAACTCGGCACAATAAACATGGTTTAAACCCTTTTTAAATGACTTTTACCGGGTGTTTAAAATGATAGGTTTCGCCCCGGTTATCTCGGATGGATATATCTAAAATCAATACACCGTTATGTGGCTGGGTATGATTGACAATAATTTCGTCCGCACGTCCATCATCAATCAAGGGTTGCAAGGCTTCTTCGGCATATTGTTGTGCAATTAAACCTATGCGCGACAAATCTTTTTCGCGCGGAATAAGATGGAGCAGAGAGCCTACACGCCCATCTGCCCACCAAGAGCCTAATGGTGTGGTCAATCTGATATACGCTGCATTGGCAAGCGTACTGATTTGTTTACTTGTATAGTCCCCGGTAAACGGGCTGATCTCTCTGTCCATATTGACAGGATAAGATAAGAGGTAAAAAGAAAGGAGATGCAGGGTTTCAGCATCTCCTTTAAGGTTAGATTATTCAGGCTGACTGGTTTTGCCTCCGCTATCACCAGTATGTTTGTGGTTCCTTAACGAAATTGTACCAGCTGTCACATCGCCGTCGGTCGTAAAGCTACCGCCACTTTGTTGTACATTACCAGTAAAGCTCGCACCACTGCCACCTTGCACAGCCATGCCGCCGTTACCGTTAATTTGCCCTTGGGCAGTAAAGACCCGATCGGTTTCAACCAGTGGACTTGATATATCCACTTTTTTTGCAGCGTTAATCTTTAATACATCACAATCAATCTCAATTAACCGCCCCTTTTTTAACACAATGCTAGAGCCACTTTCATCATAAACCGCGACTTCGCCACCTTGCAGATTTTTCACGCGGAAAGAACCGTTCTCGGTTGCAATCACAATACCGTGGGTAGTTTGTCCGCCAATGGGTAAAATCACCGCTTGCGTATTTGCTGGAGGCACAGAGGTAAAGCCAAACTGCTGCATCAACTCCACATCTTGCAAAGTTTCATCGGCAAGCCCCGAAGCTTGCACTTTTTGAATATTATCCGCACTTTTTACTAAGTGCAGCACACCGCGAAAGGCTTGACGGATTTCCTCTGCCGCACCTTGCGCCTTTTGTTGAATGGCTTGGCTTAATCGTCTCATTTTGTCCCCTTAATTCGCAGCCACCCAGCTGCCATGTCCGTTAGTAGCCATTAATTTCTTGCCCTTACGCTTACGTGCTTTTTCTGCTTTTGCGTTGTAAGCGTCTGGTGTCCAAATGCCGTCTTGTTTAAAGCGTAGTTCCGTTTGTGTGCCAGCGTTTCGGCTCAGAATAAAACGTCGCCCCATTAAAAAGAAAATGGCATCAATAGCATATTCCTCGCAAATTACATGCACACGTTGCCCTGGTTGCCATAATGTGCCGTCTTGCATTTTGTGATCGGGTACAACGATAGTAAGGGTAAAACCTTCCAGCACACTGTCCGCAATGTATTTTTTCGCCCATTTTTGCAAGGCTTCCAAGTTATCTACATCAGACACTACCACGGTTTTCGGCTTGTAAGTGGTCATTTCAGGATCGTTATAAACCCATTTCAGATCGTTTTTGTTATCTTGTCCTTGCTTGCCGTGGCTTTGCGCAAGAAAAGTGACTTCGCTAAAACGATTTGATACATCAAACGTTAAATCCGCCTGCTCAAAGTTGTTTCGCTTGCCGTCTTTCATACAACACAAGGTTGCCACAGGTGGTGTACTGTAATCCGCACCGCCCACAATCAGCTCTCCATTTGGCTCAAACCACAAGTGCAAGCCTGCCGAGTTCGCACAACGCATTGCCGCATTCCAAGCTGTTTCGCCTACGTCAATATCGACTTTATCTAATGTTGGATTATTTTCCGCACGCAATGCCACTTTTTTAATACCAAGTGGTTCAACAATTTTTTTTACCGCATCTAACACAGTCAAGCCTTTTACATTGGTAATGGGGGCAGAGCAATCCACAAGGATACTCGCACGGTCACGTCCATTGAGGCTATAAGTGCGGTTAGTTTTACTCATAGTATGCTGTGTCGTATCCACGATGCCTGTCATTACCAGCTCGCCATTAATACGCACTTTCACTTCTGCTCCCGAAAAATCAGGTAAAACCGTACTATTTGAAGGCACGCCCAAATCAAATTTAAAGGCGTCGGCAGGGATTAAAAAGTCACTATCAATATCATAACTTTTCCAGCTATTGTGGGCTTTACCGTCCACTTCCAGAATGACATCATTTTCATAAGGGTAATTATTTGACATAGCTATTTAACCACTCCCCACGCTCAACAAAATTCGGATAACGGATCTGCGGATTCAATCTTAATAATTCATCTGCACGTTTGTGATCCTCATAAAATGCATGTGCAATTTGTTGCACAGTACCGCTAAATGGCACCTCACGCACCATTAAAGGCGGTTTACGATTAATTGCTGCAAGGGCAAGTTGAGTAAACTTATGCGCTTTATTGCGTAATTGCTCTGCTGTATTGTGCGCAGCCGTATAAAAACTCGTATTAGGTGTGCTTAATACCGTGATATTTTCCCCACGATGTTCATCGTCCACTTGTTTGCGTAACAATTGTAAATTATCCATAATTTGTGACCGCACTTGAGTCGTGATGTAATCAATATCCTGTGGCAATAAATCATCGCCCTCTACCAATTCAGTGGCAATACGCAACAAAGCAACACTGGAGGCTAACTGCATCATTAAATGCACAGATTCTGTATCATCCTTACTAAAAGAGGTCGTTAATGATTTCAACGCCGCTTGTTCTTTGGCAGATTTAATATTCTTACCACTCACTAAATCTGCAGGGATATGCTTAATTTGACGTATTGTGCGGAGTACCTCATCAAATTTTGCTCGGGTAGTTAAGTCCTTGCGCGCAGCAATTTGGCGCAACCCTGAATCAATCATTGTCACCAAATCACGCACAGCACGGCTAGATTTTGCTTTAAAGTTATCTTGTGTCACGACAGGCGACACACCATACTTGGTTTTGTCAAAATCAAATAACCCGCGCACTTGCTCAAAACAACCAAATAATGCGCCATAAACACCCAACAAACGTGATTTTGTATTAGCGGCAAAGGCAACAATCTCCATAAATTCGCCATACAATGCCATCACATCATCAACAAAGTTTTCTAATTCAGTCAGTAAGGCATCTATTTTTGCCAATAGGGAATAATTAAAGACAAAAATCGGTTTAGCTGGCGTAGATTCAATAAAAGTCAAATCTAACGCCACATAATCAATCATTTCTGCTTCGTGGTGAAAACTCGCCCCGGTGCAAATCATATTTTGCAAACGCCCACGAATCGGATGCACTAATGTTGCCGCCCCTGATTTTTGTAACACGCTTAAAAACTTCTTAAAGTCCGTGTAATAGCCTGTCCCATAAAATACGGCTTGCATACGCACGGTTAATGGATTTAATCCCAAATCTTCCACGTCTGCGCCATTGACGAAAGGATAAGCATGCTCAATGGTCGAGCGATAGACATCATCATCCACCGAAAGCACATCGAAATGCACGCCGCGAAAACTTGCACGTTGCACAGGCATTGTCCAACCCATAGTTACCCCCGTTTCATTGATTGATAGATATTTTCAGCAACCCCTTCATAAACAGGTCGCCCATCCATATCAATCTTAATTTGATTTTGAATTGTAAAATTTTGGCTTTCAATGGCGGTTTTTAATCCATCACTAATGGTTTGCCCAAAATGCTGAAAATCCGCTTGATAGTTAGCCAAGCTAGATAAATCTCCCAGTGTGCGACTTAAAGCGGAGTCGGTATCATTAGCCGCTACAGCTAAGCCTGAATAGCCTTTCCCCTGATTGCGAATTTCCGCAATTTTCACCGCACTTTGACGCATACGTTCGTTGTATTCGGCTTGATTCAATGTGCCACGCTCTAAACGCACCTTTGCCACTTCATCTTTACGTGCAATTTCAGCCACTTCGCCCGAGCGAGAAGCCGTCCCCCAGACTGAATTTTTGTTATAACCGAAACCTTGCGGTGCGTAATGGGTTGTGGTCGGTTTATTGCCACCGTAAGCATTGGCATAAAATTGGTTTTCTAACTGCTTTTCTTGCGCAGTTTTGGCTTCGGCTTTTTCTTCAGCTTTCGCTTCTTCCGTTGTAAGTTGTTCTCCAGCAATCATTAAACCACCTACAACCATTGCTGCACCAGTTGCAGTAGCGACTTTTCCGCCTATATTGAGTAATTTGCCAGCTCCATTCGCAATCGCTGATGTTGTTGCTGCGCCTTGGGTCACTTTACCTAAAGCACCGCCCCCCATTTTCCCGCCCGTTAATAAATTAACTAGAGAAAACCCAGCAAGTCCTGCACTGAAAATTTGTAACGCGTCAGTCGCACCAACAACGGCTTTGGTTAAATTTGGAAATTCTTCTATATTTTCACTTAACCAATCTGCGGCATTTCCTAATCTATCATTTGCACCATTCCAGTTTTCAATTGAATTCATTTCCTGTTTGTTTTTAGCAATCTGAAAACGAACTGAATTTTGTTGGCGCATAAAATCAAAATCTTCTTTGTTGAAGTTGCCTTTTTCAGCAATGGCATATTGCTCATCTACATTTTGAGCCGTATTTTTATCACGACGCATTGCAAACATTGCCGTGCCTGCTTGAATATCTGGCATCACTTCAGCAAGTTTTGTGGTTTCCACATATTTCGCTATACGCTCTGCAATAGCTTGAGCTTCTTTATCGTCTTTTGCGTTATTAAGTTTTTTTAGCAGTTTTTGATACGTTCTATCGCTTGCAAGCACCTGATCAATTATGCTCATAAAAGCTTCAACCGCATTTTTGCCTGTTTTCATTTCGTTGGTCATGGATTTTTCAAAATCAATGCCATGGGTTTTCTTGGTTTTGGGATCATAAACTTCTAATTTTTCAAATTTTTTTGCTGTATCACTAGAACGCAGTTTTGAAAAGAAATTGACTAGGTTAGTTGAGGATTGCCCCGTACCACCTGATACCTTATAAACCTGTTGCGCACCTTTAAACACCTGTTTTAAGTCTTCCAATCCCCCCAAGCCAGTATTGCCTGCGGCTGAAAGAAATTCAGGGGCATAACGCGCCATATCTTTTAATTCAAAACCGCCCGCTTTACCTGACGCACTGGCATAATCAAGTGCTTGTTGAATATCATCAACTTTAATGCCGAAATTCAGCAATGAATTGACTAATGCGGAAATATCATCAGTGCTTGCCCCAGTTGCAGTAGCGTTCATTTGTATCGTTGGCAAAAGTTTTAATGCGTCCTCAACCGAAACATTGCCTTCACCAATTAAACGTCCAACAGCCCCTAATGCATCTTCTTTTGTGCCGCCATAATTTAGTGACGCTTTAATTGCGCCATGGATTTTTTCTTTACCTTTTGTCTTTTCTTCTATACTTGCACCTGAATAAGCTGTATTTGCAATTTTTGCCACTTCAAGATCATAATCTGCCGCCTTTCTAATTTTGGGTACAGCAACCGCTGCACCAGCGGCAACACCTACCGTTGCACCCGCAATATTTCGACCAACATTGCCTAATCGTTGCCCCCACGTGGTTTTCCCCATTTCCGCATTAAGCCCAGCAATTTTTGAACGCGTCGCTTCAGCCGCACGTGCTAATTCGCGACTAGTGGCTGTGCCACTACGTTTTAATCGGTTATAAGCGGCAATGGTATGATTAATTTCTTGTTGGATTTTATGTTCACTTCGCACGCCTAACCTTTCACGCGCTTGAGCCATAGCACGTGTGCTTTGCGTAATCTGCGATTGCGCTCGTCGAAACACACGACTTGCTTGGTCTTGCGCTTTCAGCTTCAACGCTAAATTCAACTCAGCCATTTTTAAACCCTCTTTAAACTCATTTTAAATCCACAAAAAAAGGGGCTTACGCCCCCTTAGTTTTACGACGCATAAGGTTGTAATGCACCGTGTTGCCTTTTTCTGACTGAGTTTTAATACCTTGCGAATATTGCCAACTTGCCACCCACGCAGCAACTTCAGCGTGACACATTGCTCGTACTTCTTCAGCAGTAAACCCAAATTTAGCCAATAAAATGACCGCACTTCGGTAATTCTTCTCGGCATCAAACACACCGTAATGTTGTTTTATTCGGTTTCGGCTTTGCTCGGGTTTTCCCCAGCGTCGATGTGCTTTTTTCGCAGTTCTGCGATAGCTTGCGTAATCAGCACATAATCATCCGTGGCAAGGTTATCCAGTAAAAACTGTGGCGTGAGCTTATCTTGCGCAATACCGATAATATCAAGCTGTTCAGATAAATAAGCCAAGTCCACGAGCATTTGCTCCGCTTTCGTGAGGTTTTCTTTCTCATCTAAACCAAGCTCGGCGACTTTCTCAAGGGCAGCACATTCGCCACCCAAGGTTAGTAATCGCACGTCAAAGTCAAAATAACGCTTGTCTTCATAAGAGATACCAAGAAGTAAACGCATTATTCTTTTACCTCTTTAAGCGCATTCATCTGGATATCAATAACGGCTTCGTTATCCACCGTGTATTTCTCGCCTACTTGCGTAGTAAAGCAGCCAAGATAGGACGTGCGCTTATCTTCTTGATTAAGCGGATATACCGTAATTTTTGCATCACTGACACCAGCCCAGTCGATCTCTGAACCATCAATCGGCAGAGCAGCAGTCACTGACAGCTCCCAAGTCGTAATGCCTTTAGCAAAGCCACGTGCACGACCTTCAGAGTTCATGGTTTTGACTAATTTACGCCCAGTTTGTTTTGTCACGTTTAAATCGGTGATTTCAATTTCCGTGCCGTCCACTTCAAGCACCGCCATTCCAGCATATTTTTCCATTTACGCCCCCTATAAAATTAAATCAATTCGGTTAGCGACAACGTGCAAGCCATTTACCACATCGGCTGGGATTGCCGTATCTAAACGATTTGGATCTTTGCCATTGCGAACAACAAGCAATTTACCCTTGTTCGCATCCACATTTTCTAAAATCTCTTGTTGCTCTAAACGATAGAGCACATCAAGGATTTCCGACCGCACTTTTGGTGGGGTGCGATTAGATAATTTCGCACGAGGGAAACGTAACTCAATACGCTGTTCAATGGCTTTACGCGTATAATCAAGTGTGCGAATTGTGGTTAAGTCTAACCACGCAGGATCATCTACATTCGCAGGTGACTTGGTATAAGTCGTAATTGCACGCATAATTTGCACACGATTATTTACCACTGTAATAGGGGTTAAACCGTGGAATAACGCCTGATTGACTTCGGTTTTTAACGGTGTTTGAGTGGCATCAACAGGGGTTAAACCTTTAATTTCAAGCGTATTTAACGGTTTAGCTGGGTCTTCTTCGCCAGCAATAACCGCCCCATATCCCGCAGCGATTAAGGCATTAGATTCCACCGCCCCTTTATACCAACCCACTGTAATGCGATTCGCATTGATCTTTTCGGTATAAGTAGTTCCGCTTGCCAATGTGCCATTAAAACCTAATACGCCAACACCTGGTTTTTTCTCAACAGGACTTGCGACCGACTCTAAATGTTCGCGCAAGGCTTTCGCATTTTTATCATCCGCAAAAGGGGAGATAATCACGTGATAATGCTGACCAGCTACAGATGCTAATGCCGCTACTAAATCGGCATTTTCGGCACCATTTGCAAGGGCAGAAACATTCACTGCCATATCATTTACGCTTAATGTGGCATTGACACTAATCTCATTGCCAATTTCGCCTTTACATTTCGCAGTAAGCGTAACAGTACCTTCATTGACTGTTGCACTGACAGGGCAATATTCCCCTGCATTAATCACTGCATTTAAACGGGCGGCAATGTTGGCAGCAGTTTCCGATTTAGCGATTGCCACCGCATAATCAAGACCACCAATGATAACTTTAAGCACCCCTGCATTGCTTGCTGTGCCTGTTAGCGTAATGGTGCCAGTTGCCGCCACACCTGAATCACTCTCTTTTAAACCAATCACCGTTAAACGGATCAGGGCATTATTTTGGATAGCAATACGCGCCATTAAGTGAGCCCAAGACCCAGCACCAAATGTATTTTTTGCATCTACATCCGAATAAATCGGTGTCGGTGCGCTAAATGCTTTTGTTGCATTTAACATCGGTGCTACGATTAAGACGTTTTGCTCATTTGTTGGCAAAGTACTCACTGCATTGCGTGAGTTGTATTCTGTATAAACACCCGGTTTACGAAGACTCGTCGGGATATTATCAAAATCAATATTCGTTTCATCCATTGTCTTTCTCCTGTTCTTTGCGTGAACGTGTTTCTGTGATTACAATCAAATCGCCATCATTAATACGACGTTGATAATAAATCGACGGCTCTACCTCTACCGGTACTTGTTCAATATAGGTATAAGGCTGATGTTCCATCGGCACCTTAATGCCTATTGTTGCTTTCACTTTCATTTTGTGTCTCCACCTCAAACGGCACTTTGGCACCGCTTATTGGGTCATAAATGTTGTTACCAATACGTTCTAACATCGGATCTGGTGGCGATAGCTCACCATGATAATGCGTAAACAAATAATCAGGATTTTTGCTATCCTGTGTCATTTCAGGATAACGGCCATCTTCTAACGGGCTTAAATCCTCATAGACTGCGTCATACTCAATCGCATAAGCCGTTATCGCCCCACCTTTAAAAGTGGCATTATTAAAAAGCGTGCGCACCCTTGTCGGTTTCAGTGGCTTGACTAATTGCCCTAAGGTTTGCGCATCTAACAAACGGCGTACTGCTGTAATCAACTGATTAACGCCCACCTCTCGTTTATCCGCTCCGCCTTGTCGTGCGGCAATATTGCTACGCAAGCTATTTACTGCCACGATAATGACAAAGTTTGCTGTGGATTGATGTCGTTTCAAATTGGTGCCCATACGTTCGATACGTGCGCCCCCAAAAGTGACTAAACACATCGGCAAACGTGATGTTCCAAGACTTTCATCATCGAGCTCGCCACCGTAGCTTTTAACGGTATTGACTAAACGCCCTAAGCCACGCTGTAGGCGTTCTACAAGGGCATTTTCAATTTGAGTGATCACGCGCAAAAATCCTGTTTTTCGGATTAGTAAAAATCACGCCATTGTCGTGTTCGTTGGCATCATTATTCTCTGTAGGCGGCAACCCAAGCGAAATCTTACCCACACTGATATCCTCAAGTTCTTTTAAACTTAATTTATAGCGGGTAATAATTTCTTCTGTAATCGTCACATGAGACATACTCGCTAAACGATAACGTGCCAAATCACAACAAAGTCGCACTAAGTTTTGTGGCACACTCACAAGAGGGAGGGTATAACGTGCTGCCAAATAACCATCAATTTGGCTTGAGCTGTCAGACAATGCGACATCAAGCAAATTGTCATTAACTTGCCCAGTCAAATCACGGTCGGTCAGTTCAATGGCTTGCACTTCCCCTACGCGTAACACAAAATCTTCTGCACTGGCGTAATGCATCACTCATCCTTATTTATCGCAGATGGGAATAAGTTCTAACCAGGGATCTTCAGCAAGCATAATGACTTGCTCACCCGTCAAGTTTTCAACTGGAATTTCCACCGCACTTTCTTTGTTAAAACGATAACCACAGCGACCATAGGTTGCCTGCGGGTGGATTTCGCGCAATTTCACCGAATAACCGATAGGCACAATCACTTGACCTTCTTTATCGTCCGATTCATCGTGCTTTTCTACCGCACTTTCAGCGTTATCCGCACCGGTTTCGACTTGGGTTTGCGCCTGTTCATACGGTGCTGTTTGCACGTCTTGCGTTACATCGTCTTTTTGGTTTTCTTTAGCCATAATTAACTCCTAGGGCGGTTTCCCGCCCTGATTGGTTATTCGTTAATGAATGGAGAGGCGAGCACATCCAATTCACTTTCAAGGATGTTGGTTGTGCCGTTGATTTGTTTAGTTTTAAACAATTCTTTTGCCGCATACTCAAGGTTGGTCGGAACCAAAATTAAATTCGGCTGAATGTTTAATGCTTTTCCACCGTCACCTTTTAAGCCTTTCATGGTTTGGATGACTTTTTGCACGTTTTCTTTTGTTAAGTTGGTTTTTTCCACGCGGTGGATAAGTTGCCAAAAACCGAAACCAGCTGCACCACGGGCACGCACACCCCATAAGTATTCATCTTCCATGAAGACGTGTTCGGATTTTGCCGGGTCAAACTTCGGCTCAATTTCTGGTGCAGTGCGTTTTTGCCAGATTAACGGTTTAATCGGCAAACGGGTGTCCACGATGTAGAACGTTGGCGCATCGTTATCTGTCCCCACTGTTAAGTTCACTTGAGTGGTACTGTTGCCTGTGCCGTCCACTTTCTCAAACACCGGGTGATCTGTGTCGAAGAAGTTCTGACCGTCATAACACAGCGTAGATTTACCTTTTTTCAACAAGCTGAATACTTCATCATCAGGTAATTCGGCGGCAGATTGACCCGCTAATTGCATCATTGGCGTATATAGACCAACCTGATCATCTTCAATGTCTTCGCGCGGAATGCCGACGGTTGATTCAAATTTTTTGTTAGTAATGCTTGTGCCTTGGGCTTGCATACTTTGGATTTGACGTTGACCAACCCATTCGCGCATTTTCGGGAATTTACCTAAAAAGCCGTAAGTATTAGTTTTCGTTGTAGACGAAATTTCCATGGCGATTTTAGCCCACTTGGTAGGGTGGTTTTCTAAACCTTTGATAAATTCTTTACGAAAGGCTTCGGTGATGTGGTTTAACACCTGTGCTTTATTAATTGACATTATTTAGCCTCCTGAGACTGATATTTTTTAATGTAATCCGCATCGTTCATGCCAAGCATTTTGGCTGCGGCTTGTTGTTCTGCGGTTAACGCCGCAACATTGCCTTTATCCGGGTCTTTGTTCGCTTGATGACCGCCCGCTAACGCCGCAATCGGTGTCGCTTTATCCAAATAACCGGTTAAGGCTTCAATGCTTAAACTTTGCGCCCAATCTTTTAATGCTGGAGCCAGTTTGCCTTGCGATAATGCCGCTGTGATTAATGCCGCTTTCTTGTCTGCTTCTACAGATGTTTTAAGCTCATTAAAATCAGCCTGTAATGCAGCCACCTGTTCGACTGGCACAAATTTAGCAGGATCAGGGGTGCCCACTTGTGTGGATAACGCTGCTACTGATTGTTCTTTTTCAGCTAATTTTGCGTAAACATCTAACACGTCCACAGAGCTATCGCCTTTAGCTGCCGAAAGTGCGGTCACTTTCTCCGTAATGTCAGCCTCACTTGCATCTGCTTTTAAAGCAAACAGTGCGCATAATGCTGCCAATAATTTTTTATCCATTGAATTGTCCTCTTGTAATAAATTCACGCTGGCTGCCACCATTGCTTCCTCCATGCCATCTAAAGCAGGCGTATTGGTTAATGCAGCATGAAAGATTTTGCGAACATAGCCGTCTGTGTCGTAAGCAAACACAGCCGAGATATAACGATATTCGCCATTTTTGATATAGTCCGCGGCTTTATCAGTCCAACGCACATCAGCAAAAATCCCTTGTGGGGTAAAATAGAAATATTCCATCCAGCCCGCACTCGGTGCTTCTTTGCCGTTTTTTAGGGAGTGAATAATTTGGTGTTCATAGTCAATAGGAAGGGGATTGCGTTGATTATTTGCCAACGCCACCACATCCGCGCCATTTGTATCTGTTACATACCATGCCTCCACATCGGTTGGTCTGCCGTCTGCGGCACGAAATTTGCCATAAGGTAAAAGTTGGATACGACCATACTTCGCCTTGTTAATTTCAAAACTACAAGCGGCAACTGTTAATTTCATCTGAAACCATCCTTAAAAACTCAATCTAGGATGGCAGAATATCGAATTGAACAAGATAACAAGAGATGACTGGCTTCAGCGCAACCAAATAATTTGAAATTTTAGACAATGAGGAACAAGCCTCACATTAAAGACGTGAAAGATTGAATGATTGAAAACAACCCAAACCCATTTTAAAACGCTTTAAAACCGTTTTAAATTGTTTTAAAAATTTAAAGATGAAATCTTATACCCTAAAAGTAAAAAATCGCCCTACGTGCGATTTAGGGCGATTTTCTGATTTATTTAATCAAACGTTGAAAATAACTTTGCACATCATCTAATAAATCTTCCTTATCTTCTTCTGTAAGTGTTAGAAAAGGACGTTTAGGAATTTCTGCCCTTTTATTTCGTCCAGCTTTCCCCCCGAATTGATGGATTGCAGCATAAACCTTATTGCTTCCTACAATCGCTTCGCTATTATCACTTTTGGTGATAATTTTTGAGCGTAAATCTCGGCTTTTACCTTGTAAGATTTTTCCACTTTTATTGGGGCGAGCTAAACCCAGCCAATCAGGGCGACCTTCCATTTCAAAGTTTTTATCCACGGCAAGGCGCATCGTTTCTGCAAGATCTGCCATTAAATCTTGACGGTTTTGCGTTTTTTCGGCAACTTTGCCTAATAACCTTGAGATATTTTCTGCATTTTCTATTTCAATTTCGATCATCTATTGCTTACCTTAAAAAGACGAGATATGATTAGGATGCTTGAATTGATTGTTACCAATGGGGAAAGGGAGGGGGTAAAAGCCCGGTTATGTAGGTTCGAGTCCTGCCATCAATTTAAGTCGCCTATGCCAATTGTTTCCAATGGGTAACGGTAAGGTTTAATTATCTGGTTATGCAGGTTCGAGTCCTGTCGTTGGCGTGGGCGTTAATCAATTTCTCCGTAAAGCAAATCAAATTTATTCTTGTCCTGAAACGTTGTTGTATCTAAAATTTTTTCCCCACTTCTAATGCTATTTGTATCCACACCGTTTTCCTTATAATTAAGTCGGATCACAGCTTTTCCATTTGGATTATCAAATAAATAAAGAATTGTTGATTCTCTAATATTAGGATTGCGACTTGTTTTATCCCTTAAAACTGCTTTTGGCTTGAGTAGCATTTCAGGTAGATTTTCCCAAAATTCAATCGGTAAACGTTTATCTCCTTGTTTTCTTTGTGCCTTACTATCTCTGTAAGCATGATAAAGCGCATTGTCCGTAATAGAAATAACCGAAGATTTTAATGTAACATTTTCGTTTTCCAGTACATTTAAGACTTGCGGTAAAATAGCACCAACATAAAACAATTTGTTTTGCGGTGTTGATTTCCCACTATCCAATGTTTTTTTAACTTCTTGAACGACATTTTTAAAATCATTTTTAAATGCCGTCATCAATTTAGCATTTTTAAATGTTTCATTAATCGCGACTGCCGCAACTCTAGGCGGTGCATTAACCCCCTTTTCAAGCATGGTTTGCCCTAAATTAGCAAGATATGATTTACCAGGGTTATAATTAAACCCAGCATCAGTTCTAAATAATCGCCCGTCAGGTAGCTTATAAGCTGTCATTATGCGATCAATACCACCGATATTTTGCACATATTGTTCGTAGTCTTCTTCAGAAGTTTTACGCAACTGCCAGTCAGCATTTTCCTTTAAATCACGCTCTTTTACGGCAAAGACTTTACAGCGACAATTCCAACCGTTAGGCGGATAAAAGGTATCCCAAAAAGGATCATCAACAGGATAAACCGAATTATGCAATGCAGCATGGCTTGGACGTGCATCGGACATAGCGACATAACGCCAATAAGGACGTAAATGCGCAACTTCTTTCATCGCCTGATATTCACCGACACGTTCTGCGATTCGCATATTAGTTTGGTAAATGGTATTTAAACGGTGAGGCGTAAGACGTTTTCCCATCAACTCACCGTTTTCATCACCCAATAATTGTGCTTCTGCTCCTAGCCAGCCTTTATCATAAAGCACTTTTCCAATATTTTTTTCCCATTGTCGCTGTGGTATCCCTGTTTTTTGCGCCTCAATTAGACTCTGATGAATATCGGTAAGAATGTCCTGTTTTAAAATACCTGCAACTGTAAAAGCTTTAGTGTGGGCTTCTTGCCATATTTCATGCCAATGAAAGCCAACGGCATAACCTTTAGAAGACAAATATTCAATGGCTTTCTCGGGTGGCAGACCAATAGCAAAGCGAAAATCATCCAATTCCATTTTGTTTTACTCCATTGATTCTGCCCCAAATATCCGCTACAAATAAGGCTTGCGCTAATCCTTGTACTAATTCTTCATCAGATAAATGAGGATAAGCCGACAATGCGATTGTCATAGCCTCTTCGTAATCTTTTCCTTGATTAAATGCCTGTGCAAGATCAGAGACTAAAGGTTGAATTTGCTGGTTTAATTGTTGAGGTGGCAAAATAACATCACTTAAATCTTGAGAATCCTGAGCCGACAACGCAGCAGCACGACAACCGCAAGTACAGCCTTTGCCGTGATTAAACACGGCAGAAAGTGCGGTGGTTTTTTCCTCCGTTTTCTCGCCTTGCGGTGTGCTTAAAATCAGTTCGCCTTCCTGCGGTTCAGGAATTCCTAATTTATCCCGCACCCAACTTTCAGAAATCTGCACGCCAATGCCCGTAAGTTTAGGGATGGCTTCTGCAAAGACCGATAAATCTTCATATTCTTTTGTGTCAAACTCAAAATAAGGGATACGATGTGGCGCAATATTCGGATCAACATTAATTTGCAAATACGGCAAAATGATTTGTTGAGTAATGGTTTGCGCAATCTGTTTCGCATCGCTAATCATCAAATCACGACGCACTTCATTATGCACATTACCTAACGCATTGGTGGAGCTTTTACCATCCGCCCCCGATGTTAAGGTTTGCCCCAAAATCAACCGAGCGATAGATTTCTCGCACCAATCAACCATTTGTAAAAATGGATTATTACCCGATGCAGCACCTGCATTAGCGACATTATGCAGTTCAATCTGCATCGATTCCGGCATAATGCCTGCCGCGTTATGCCCAATTTCAGCCAATGCACGCAATAATGTGCGTTTCTCCGCATTAGTGGCACCAGCACCATATTTACCAATGCGAATCGGCATACCATAAAGCTCTAAAAACTCGGCAAAATCACGCACAGAATAATGCTTATACATATAAAGCCATGCCAATGTGCGATATAAGCCATCACGAGCTAACTGTGTCGAACGAGATTTATGGCGATGTACCACCCAGCCAAAAGGACGTAAAGGCTCGCCCATTTGATTAGCTGGCGTGCGTAATAATAAACTATCGTCTTTATCCAATTTAAACCAAGACTGCGGACAAGGTTTAAAGCCTTTTGGAACCCATTTGCCATCCACCTGCACCCATTGAATTTCCAACGCCGAAAAACCGTGTCCCACAGCATCCATTAAATCGATAAACAAGTCTTCAAGATTGGGATATTGATAAAATAACTCATCAATCTCGGCTTGCAATTTTTCTTCTGCAGGGGTTGCATTACGTGGTTCAACAATACGCCAATCTAGCGTTAAAACTGAACGCTTACGTGTCATCATATTGGCGGCAATGCTGCTATCTTGCTCTTCAATATCCATGAAAAGTTGATGCTGCGCCTGAATATCGCCGTTTTCGGCATCCTCTAAAATCTGCTTTAATTTTGAAGGCGTAATTTTTGCAGAGGGGTGATCATCTAATACACGCCCCGTTGCAGTTACTTCTGCATCATCGGTTTGTGTTGGCTCTGTTTCATTACCTTTTAAAAGGTTTTTAACCTTATCAATAAATCCCATTTAATCCGCCTTTAATGTTTCCATATTGAATAAAGATCGTCTTCATCTTCGTATTCATCTGATTCAATCTCATTCAGTTGATTTAACCCAATCCACTCAATCGCTGCCGAGCTGCCCACTGCATTACGCCACAACATTTCTAGCGCATCTGGGCCATCATCATGGTCTGCTTTCGGGAAATGGCGTAACTGGGAAATCAGTGTAGTTTGCGAGCTATGCAACAAAATTAAACTATTCGCCATGTGGGGTTGTAGGCTCTCAATACGCAACATTTTGTCTGTATTTGGCTTCGTCGCCGTCGCTGGAACAGGAATGCCACGTTGCGCAGAGCGTTTCACTAATTCATCTTTTAAAAACTCTTGGAATTGCACCGTTTCAACAAACCAACGCTGACAGTGGTATTGCTTCTGCATACGGATCACATCTTCAATAATTAAATCAGGCAGACGTTTTTTCACTTGCGCTTCCACCACATATAACTTGCCTGTTTCTCGATGATATCCGCCCACTAAAATGGCAGAGGGGTCTCTGCTTGCCCCTGCTTTTCCTAAGGATGGGTCAAGCGCACCGAAATAAATTAAATTTGCTGGCAATTCCGTCCAATAAGTCAAACTATTGGCAAACATCGCATCATCACTGCTTAACGGGTCATTTTGATATTCAGAATCAAAGGTGGCATGCCCATCACGAGCACGAATCTTCATCAAGGTTAAAATCGGGCGAGCAGCCCAGCTTACTACCGCACCTTTATCCATTGCCGCTTGATTTTGCGTATAGAAAGCATCAGCTACCGCTTCGCCTTCGTTTAAGTAGAAGTCTTCCCACTTATCCCATAGGCTCATATCATCAGGCTGACGAATTAAGGCTTTAAACTTGGCTGTCTTCCACGCTTTACTCGATAAAGTGCGGTTTAAAACACTGTCGTAATGGAGAATAGTCCCGATATACACTACATCTAACTTATCCCCAGCCGCGCCCAACGGAAGTACAGTTTTCTTCAACCAATCGTGCAATTTGTCACGCTGTTCAGGACTACGCACTTGTTCGTCATTTTCAATATCATCCAGTACCACCAAATCAGGACGATACGCCCCATGGCGTAAACCACGCAATTTCTTGCCAGAGCCCGCTACCTGCACTTTTTGATTGGCTTTTGTGATAATGGTTGCCGCTTGCCACACACGCCCTTGTCCCGCCATTTCAGGGAAATCAATGCGCAAACGTTGGTTAAATTCCAACTCTACTTTAATGGCTTCCAACATTGGATAGGCTTGGTCGATACTATCCATCACAATCAACGCATAGCGTTTTTTCTGTGTCACAAGACAGTAAAGTGTAAAGAGCTGGGAGACCAAGGTCGATTTAGCTTCACCACGTGGCGCAGCAATGGCTAAATGCACTGATGATGGCTGTTGTAATACTTGTGGCAACTGCTCAAAAAGATAGTTATGCAACTGCGAACGAGAGCGAGAACGCACATAATGCGGAAAGTAATTCGAGACAAAAAAGTCATAGCCCGAAACAGGATCTAGCACCTTTTTGCGTCGCTCACTAATGGCAGCAAGAGAATCATCCCACCCCTCAAACTTTGCCTCGACCTTTTGTCGCAAGCTGTCCGAATAGGCTTTTAATTCTGCTAATAATTCTTTATTTTTCATATATCTCCGCTGTTTACCCAGGGTAGGTATACCCTGGTTTACGCATAATGCACCCCGATGGGGTAGGTTAGCGTTCCCCAAAGGGGAACCACTATGACTATAATTAGCCGTGGGTATACCTACCCACGGTAACTATCACGCCTTAAATTCCTTATCTAGGGCTTTTCCAAATCCTTCCAATAAGTCCGCAAACTCATTAATCAGCTCAGGTTTATTGGCTTGTATATAATCTCCAAACATCGTGATGGTCTTTATTGCCGTCGCCATTTCCGATACTTCTGGCAATAATCGTTTACTGCTTGCTACCATTTTCGAATAGCTATCACCCAAGCCTTGAATCAACTTCGCCTTTTCACTCACAGGCAATTTTTCCGCACGCTTAATCTCATCCATCGTGTTTTCAAAATAAAGCACAAACGCAGTCAGCATGCCTCGCGCCACATCTTCTACTTTGCCACTTGCCATCGTGTTTGCATCACGCACTTTATCCCAATTATCGCCTTTGGCTTCAGCTTCACGTTTCCAGCGACGTGCCGTGTTGTAAGATACCCCTGCTTTTTCAGCGGCAATTTCCAGTGTTAAGCAATCAAACACATAATAACGACGCACGCTTACTTTGGTTTTATCATCATGCGCCATCTTAACCCCCGAATTTTGCTTTAATCAGCTCAAACCCAACAGAGACGACCAAGCCACTTAACCCGCCAATAACCGCAGCACGCACACCTAATTTCGCCAAACTTTCTTCTACCTTTGCCAAGCGAGTATCAATATCATCCACTCGACCGTCTAAGCGGTCGATTTTATGGTTCGCTTGTCGGCTTAACGCGAGAATCTCATCTAATTTGGCATTAATTTCTTGCTTTTCTGCCAATTGCGCTAATCGTTTTCGCTCTCTTGCTGACATTATTTATCCACCTTTTTATCTAACTTCTGATTGATTTCTTTCAACTGATCGCGCACCTCTTTCAAAATGCTTTCAAAGTGCTTATCTTTCACTTCAGCAAGCTCTTTACTCTGAAAATCCTGTTGCATTTGCTTTTCTAAGGCTTTAATCGCATGCTGATTTTCAGCCACTTTATCGTTTACCGATTTCCACACCCAGCCGACTAATGTCATAATCAACGTCGTACCAATGCCAATAAACACTTTATCGTCAATCATTTTGCCTCCTTACTTTCGGCACAAATCTCACGATAAGTCGCATTATGTACCGCAATTTGTCGCAAGGTTTCCGTAGTATCTTGTCGGCTGGCAGTGATAATGCCAAATCCACTACAACTTGGATTAATCACGGAGATCGCCTGATTGCTGCAGGCGGTTAATGACATCATCACGGTCAGTATTACGAGTGTTTTCTTCATTTTTCTTTCTCACTTCAAAATGTTTTACTTGAGTTTCAGCCACGGCTTTTTGCGTTTGCAACTGGGCATTGGTTTTTAATAATTGCTCAATCTCACGGTGTGCATGTTTCAGCTTAAACATCATATACGCACCCAATAGCGCGAAAATCCCAAGTCCTGCTAAAATAATCTGCATACTCATCAAATCCCCCTTGGTCTGCCTGTTTGTTCCGGCTCCACATAGGTTTCACCGGTAATTTGTTCTTCTGGCTTGGTTTGTTTAGCTTGAAAAGCCATCACTGCCCCTTTGGTTGCGGCAGAACCGCCACAAAAACAAGCAAAATAAAAAAACAAATCAGAGACCGTAGAACGGTCAAGATAGACCGCATAAATCAGTACACCCGCCATCACCAAAAAGCCGAAAAACTGAATAAAACCTGTGGTGCTGGCGCGCCCGTTGTCATTGGTGAAGAGTTCAAAAAACTTTTTCATGAACAAAGTCTCAACATTAATTCAATTGCCGGTGTCATCTTGCCGTTGCCGACATAACTCCACGCATTTTTGCTATAAAAGTGAGGTCGATATTTGGTTTGTTTTCCTCTCAAGCCGAACCAATCAAAAACCCATGTTAAAATGTCTGAAAACTTAAACTTCATTGTCGATTGCTCCATATTTAAGATTGCCCGCCACACGACGCACCCAACCTTTACCAAAGGTCGCAAAAGTGCCAAGTTTGCAATAAAACTCTAGGCGTTCTGCATTCAAACGCATAATCACATCAGATATCGCCATCTTCTTAATCGCCGCAATGGTCATATTGCCAATAATGCCGTCATCCGCCACATTTACCGCACGTTGCAACATACGGCTTGCATTGCCTAATCCATGGTTTACCGCTGCATCAAAAAACTGGAAAGCCACCGCTTCAGGCATCTTGTCGCATTGATAACGCAACCAAAAGGCGGAGTAGTAGATTTTAAAAGCCTGCTCACGAGTCATCACACGCATATTGCCCTGATAACCATTTGCCAAAGCTGTACGTTTAGTAATTCCCCAATTGGTTTCTCCGCCTGGGTCTCGAGGGTCATTAACATAACCACCCTCATACCCAATTAAACGGTTAAAAATATCTAGAAAAGTTAAAGTAGACATAAAAAATACCCTTAATCTATTGAGATTAAGGGTATTGTCTTAAAAGCAGAGTAAAGAGAAGAGAGGAGCGGTTTCAGCACTAAAACAAGGCAAGATTATGGGGTTCTTCAGGATGGCGAACCTGTGCCAAAATCTCCCAACCGCTCCGATCAGAAAGTTGATATTTCGGACAAAGCTCAAGCATAGCCATACGCCCTGATTTATTTAAATGCTGGGTAAGATAATCATAATCGGCTTTAAAACGATAATTACGCAACACACGCAATGCCGTTTGACAACGAGGAATATACAGCCACTCCCCACGAAAAACCTCTCGTAATTTCACCGCACTTTCCAAACCAATGAGTGCTTTGAGTTTTGGAAAATAATGCACCCCATCAGTAAATCGAAAGGTAGCCCCACCAAAATTTGTAATAATTTTCTCCACCGCAGCAAAGCCCACCAAATCCACCATCTGCTGCACCGTTTCAGGCAGTAATTCAGCCACATCTTCCAAAGATTCAACCATAAACACCTCCGTAAATTGTTTTACACAATTCTCACACGGAAATTTTAAAAAGGCGGTATTTTGCAGAAATTTTTTTTGAAAAATTGTTATACGTTATGATTTTCGCGATAAAAGTATCGAATATTAGCTCTTCCTCCAGGAAAAAAAGGAGGAATTTGAATAACCTGATTATTTTTAATTGGAGAGATTATGAATGATTGAACAATTCTCTCTTCCTCATCATCACCGACAAAGGATAGTTTAGGCTTTTTTATAAATTTATCATCCAAAGATGATAAATATTCTGGAGTATATCGTTCAAAATCTCTTAAGGCGTAAGATCTCATAATAACTGAATGACATAGAAGCTCTATTTTCAACTCTTGATACTCATCATTCTCCTTCCAGCCCTTTTCTATCATTCTATCCCTTAGCTCGGGCTGTAAATCTTCATAAGCGATATTCTGTTTGAAAAACACTTCTAATTCAGCACGAAGTTTAGGATATTCTTGATACCCCTTTCGCCCTAGAATATCTTTCATATTTTTAACTGTTAACTTCTTAGTCGCTTCATCTAAGTCGGTAGGATAAAGTTTCCCCTTAACAAACCAACGATTCCACATATATGGATATATAGATATACTTTGAAATCGCTCTAACCATTCATCAAACCACGACCAATTCATTAAAATATCACGAGTTTTAAGAGCTTTTCCTAGCTGATAAAATCCTCCAATACGATGCGTCCAAAGTAACTCATAAACATCATCTTTATCAATATTGATAAATTTAATGTCATGTGTAATTTGTTCAAAGGCTTCTTTGAAACGGCGTTTTTCTTGAGGATCTTCAGGTTTAGGGCGGTTATCTATTTCAATAGATACAGTGAAGCGAGGTAATTCTAGATTAGTTGTAGAGTTATGTAGCTCGTATTCTGTTATAACCTCAGGTTTAGGCTTAGAATTAGAAGTGAAACGTTGAAATAATTTAGATAGAAACTTTATCATAGGAAATAAAAAAGGCTCCAAAGAGCCTTCAATTTACACCTGATAATTTCGTCTTACAATGCTTTTTTATTCCGATCATACACTGCCAACATCTGCACCACCTTTTTCAACTGCCACGGCTGTAACCAATGCACAAAATCCACTTTAAACGAACGTTTCGCAATACCATCGGCATATTCTTTCGGTAAACCATGTTTTGCTAAAAGTGCGGTAATTTTTGCCAAATAAATTTTCTTATCTTCACGTGGTGCTGCACGATTTCCCCAAAAATGACGACTGGATTTAAAACCCTTTTGCACCATAACATTTAACACCTGTTGCAATTCACTTTCCGTCATTTCAGTACAACTTGTTTTACCCGTTGTGCTTACCAATAATTGACGATAGGTTTCATCATCAAGACCTAATTGGCTTTTTCCAATATGGATTCTAGCGATTAAATTTTTACGCAACATAGCCTTTCTCCTGTTCCGCTTTCCAGCTTCGTAGGGTGGGCTTTAGCCCACCGCAAATATCATCACATTCTTATGGTGGGCTAAAGCCCACCCTACAAAACTGATTTTTCAGGTCTAAATAGGGCAATATAACTCACCAACGCACGGGCATTGCGACCACCTAAGTTGGATATTAACCCCAACATCTCACGCCCCGCATCATCTTCCAACAACGCATCCAAATGGATATCACTGTGGCAAATAGAGCAACGGCATAGTTTCATTCTTTCGTCTCCTTAGTTACATCAGCAACAGCCCATTTTAAAAATGCTTTGATTGATATAGTTTTCAATGTCGCTTTTAAACCATCTTTAAGCCATTTCATTTCACAATATGTTACACTTTCATTAGCACGATTAACTTTAAAAATACGTCTCCAGCTTACTAAATTGCCTTTATATATTTTTACGTTATTTGATACATAATCATGATCTTCAAGTAAATCGCTTTCTTTTAACATTGTTGCTCCTTTAGTTAATAAAACACATTACTCAGCCCACTTCATCTCACTTATCCCCCTCTTTTGTAAAGAGGGGCTAGGGGAGATTTGAATGGGCTGTAAATGGGTTTTAATAATCTCGTGCCTTTTGCACATCAATCGTAATTTTCCCCACTCCAATCATGTCATCATCTTTCCAACGAATCACATCTGCTAGAGTAATATTCAATCCAAGTTCTCTAAGCTTTTCGGCTTCGGTTCTCGCTTGTTTTTGAAAATGGAACCATTCTTTGAAATCTGCTAAGAATCGTTCAAACTGTTTTTCATCAAGCACTAAAATATCGGTTACATTCTTAAATTCGTAAATTTGTTCACTCATTATCTATTTCCCCTGTAACATTAAAAATTCACTTTGTTTTATTTCTGTTAAACATTCCGGAATTGCCGGGAAGCCATCCCCACCAAAGCCCTCTGATTTAACTGGTATTGAAACGATAAAGTAGTCACTTGCAACACCGCATACAGATACATAACCAGTGCGTGCGCCAAGCACCCAGCAATTAAGTTTTAATTTTCGTAGCATAAAATCATTAAAGCTTGGGTATTGATTTAAAATATCTCTAACGCTTTGGATTTTATCGTTAAATGCCTTACCGGCTTTTGTTCTGCCATTGCCAGTGATGACAACTTTCTCATTTTCAACTATTTCAAATTTATAGGTCTTATCCTCTTTTATTTTGGCAAATTCATCGCTATCTAAACTACAAACAATTCCAAATATATTACTTTCACTTCCTCTCCAGCATTCATAAAATGGGATAGTGTCAAAAATAGCGTCAAGTTTTTTATCTCTGAGCTCTCTATCTTTTCGCCATTGCTCATCTAATGATTTAATAGGCTCAACGCTTAATGCGCATTTAAAATATCTAAATTCAGGTCTCATATTTGCTCCTTTGTTGTTAAAACCTATTATGAATGCCCCTCATCTTATCCCCCTCTTTCGTAAAGAGGGGCTAGGGGAGATTTAATAGGCTGTAAATGGGTTTTAGTCGATAGGTGGTTGTGGCATTGGTTGCCAGTGGGTGATTTCCGCGCATTCTCCGTCTGCGCTATACCATTTATCACCAAATATTTGTGCTCCGAAAATTTTATTATTTTCGCCAGCGGTATATTTGCCATAAACCAAAACAGGCACTGACCGGATTAAAAGATCAAAACCTGTAAATGTATCCGGTAACCGCTCCGAACACTTAATCCATCCATTGTTTTCACTCATTGTCTTACTCCTTATTTGTTGTAAATAATCTCTCACCAATCCATCGCATAACCGGCACAGCCATACTGTTCCCGATAGCCTTATATCGAGGACTATCCGGACAATCTTCGGCTGCCTTCCCACGATATGGGATTTTAGTCCAGTTATCCGGTAAACCTTGTAATCTTTCGCACTCTACAGGCGTGAGTTTGCGGACATTCGGTGGTGTGTAGACACAGGGTATGTTATTTCCACCTGTCCCCATCCTTGCAGTTAATGTAGGGGTTGTGTCGCCTTGCAAACGAATAACATCCGAACGATGAGCTATATCAAATAGGATGTTTTCTTGCCCATTATTCATCCCTAGGCAGTGTGCTTTGTTTGTACTAACAATAGGGTCTTGTGTTCCATGTACTACAAGCGTCTCACTCCCCCCGCTTAAAGCCCCTCCTGATGCTCTAACTGTTCCGCCGATATCGGATTGGCGATATTGTGCAAAGCTAGTCTCAACAAATCCGGCAACATTTTGCCCCGTGCTTTCGCCCGTCTCAATATTCCCTCTGCTGCCCGCGGACTCAAAGAGTATTTCGGCTGCGTTACAGGTTCCAGCACCTGCCACAAGGAAGATTCGACGGCGTGATTGCGGCACTCCGAAGTGTTTAGCATTGAGGATGCGCCATGCAATATTTCGCATCTCCGAATGCACATAACCAGCACCTGTCCATTTTCCCCCTGGCGGTTGCAATGGCTCAAATGCTCCAGCCAACCTCCCAACCAAGCACCCAAAGGCATTGTCTTTGGTTGACAAGACTCCGGGGACGTTTTCCCATACAAGTATGCAAGGTGCTTTTCCATCTTTTTCTCTGACATAATCAATAGCCTCCAATATTTCGATTAAAACTAATGTTAAATTCCCGCGGTTATCGTTAAGACTTTCACGTTTGCCGGCTACCGAAAAAGCCTGACAAGGCGTTCCACCGACCAATACATCAGGAGCAGGGATTTCGCGATTAATAATGCGTTCCGGCAGTGTTCGCATCGCCTAAGTTCGGCACATTAGGATAATGGTGAGCCAAAACAGCACTTGGAAACGGCTCAATTTCGCTAAACCATAATGGTTTGGCAAAATCGCCCCAAGCGACACTTACGGCTTCTATTCCGGAACAAACGGAACCAAAGGTAAATACCATACTCACCCCAACACTGGCGCCATTTGCCACGCCACACTTTTCATCTCTCTGCTTGCTGCTTGTAATAGCAACAAATCCCCTTTTGAATCATCAACCAGCCACTGTTCTTTTGCTGCTTCGATTTGTTCCATAATCTGTGCCAGTTGCTCGGTAACTTGCACTTTCTTTTCACTCATACTTCCTCCACCTCAACCACATCATCAATTTCCGTAATCGTATGCGGTAATTTATTCACATCACACACATTCAAATCACACAATTCCAACACTTGCTCATTGCTTTCAGCTTCCACAACGGCTTCAACCAAACAATAAAAGCGCGCCACAAACTTAGCCATGATTGACCTCCGGTCTTCTCGCTGGATAACGCACATAATGTGCGCAAAATAAACGACGATTTTCCGCCCATTCTTGATTTTCCCGACGACGAGCCACCGTTGCCGCTTTTTCCCAAGCACTTTCTGCTTGTTTCCATGCGCCAGCACGTTCCATTTCAGCAGCGTGTTGGCTAAAATCTCGGTAATTTTCCAATTTTTTCATTTTTGCTCCTTTGTTGTTAAAACCTATTATGAATGCCCCTCATCTCATCCACCTCTTTTGTAAAGAGGGGGATGGGGAGATTTAAAGGGCATTTAAATAAGTTTTATAAATTCTTAAACATCAAATATGCTAACCACGCATATAGTGCAAAAAGACAAATTACAACGATGCCAGACTCACTCATCTACGCCCCCGCTACATCTAACGCAATCGGCACATACTGATCGCTTTCGCCCACACGCTCATAAAGTCGCACATAAGCTTTACTACTCACCACTTGTACGCTTTCACTAATCGCCTGCATCGCGTTTTGCCAACGTTCATCTTGAATATCTACCCGTCGCAAACCTAAAATGCGAGAAGTATTTAAATTACCTTCCTTGTCCACATTAAACGCACGTTCAATTAACGCTTTTAGTTCAGGGCGAGAGCCTTCGCTCCATTCATTCAAGCACTCATCAATCAACACTTTTGCAGCCTGAATACGTTCATCAAATTGCAAATGGTCATTAATCGCACGTTGGATTTTGTATTTGCCGTCGTAGCTATAAAGCGTGATATTGCCTTTACTACCGCCCACTTTTGCATTGTATTTTTCAGCCGAAAGTTCAATAAACGCCTGAATATCGCCGAAAATGCCATCTTTAAAATTGCGCATCTCCTTATTTAAGGACACACCTTTTTCCACCCATTCACGCACGAGCACATCACGTGCTTTGTCGATGTCTTTCACCAACTCGGCTGGCGTTAAATTTCCTCTTGCATCACGCCAGTATTCTTTCCCCTCAATCATCACCTTCATTTAGAGTTCCTCTTTATCTAACTTAATCACCACAAGTCGCTTACCTTTATCACGTTTACATCGGGCGACTGTTGCCGAGCTGTAAATCGTTTTTTCGCTCACATTGAGTTTCTTTGCTAATTCTTCCGCAGTCCCGTCACCCAAATTCTCTTCGCCACGATAGACTGCATAAATTTGCCGACGCGTTGCCATTCCTCCTCCTAGTTCAAATATTTCCGCCAAACCACACGGATACCTTCCACCGTAAATTGCGCTTCTTGGTATCGACCCACATCACGCCCCACGTGATACACATAAGCCTGTTGGTCTTTCTCTAGCTTTTCTGTTACCGCATTATTCATCACACGCACCGTCGGTCTTATCTTCTCAAAGTGCACATTAATCACCGTAAGCCCCATTTCATTTAAGCGTCTCACGGCTTTTTCTACTTGTTCTAAATAAGCCAACATCACGGCATTGTTTTTGTTTAATTGTTTGTTTTTTCTTGCTTGTAACATGGTCATCTCCTTAACTAATTAACATTTTGCTGTATTGCTCAATCATCTCTGCGCTAATTTCGGTTTCGTTAATCTCTGCCGAACGCACAACACCTCGCATTAACTTACTTAATCGGCGTGCGTTGCCTTTACAGGCCTTCAATAAAGGGGCGTTAAACTCACTTGTATTAAGTGCACTTTCCGCTAACATGGCTAAATCCTCATCAGGTAGGGCATTACCAAGGTCACAAGCAAATCCCACTCGACTATAAAGCTGTGCCAGTTCATTATTTTTCCCTTTTAAATTCACCAACAAGCGAGGCATACCCGCTAAAATCACGCCACAATTCGTTAAATCGTGAATGCGTCGGATAAATTCCAAAGAGCGGGTAGAAAGTAACTCGGCTTCATCAATCATTAACAAACGTTCCGCACCATTTACTTTTTCCACAATTCCTGAAAGTACATCGTTATTTACCCCTCGGCTGGTTGAACCAACATTTTCTGCAATCTTGCGTAGTAACACTTTCGGTGTGCAACTTGGATCAACCTCAATCAAAATGGCTGAACTATGTTCTTTCGCATATTGTTTAAGCATTTGTGTTTTTCCTAATCCTGCCGCACCGTAAATCACATTAATTTCGCCCTCAGCGTGGGCAAAGTGCATAATTTCCATACCACGCTTTGCTGTTTGAGTGGGGACAAATGCATTGTTGTATTTCGCTTCAACCACTTTCGCCTTATGGCGTGCTAACAACTCATCCACTTTTTCATCGAGCCACTTGGTATCAGTCGGGTATTTACCGTTTAAATATTGGCTCACTGTTGTAATGGACACATCAAACAAGGTTGCCACTTGTTTTTGGCTCATCTTGTGCGCATCCATAAACGCTTTTAATTCTTGTGCTTTCATTTTTTGCTCCGTTATAATTCTGTTTTAAACCTACCTAAACCAAGGAGAACCTTATGCCGCAAACTCAACTCGAAGACTTACAGCAACAACTTTCTGCCCTAAACGGTCGGCTTGCTGTACAACAGATTTTAATTCGCTCGCTAATTGTTCAACTTGCCGAGCAGGATCAACTTGCTCTGCTTCAATTTCAGGGCGATTCGCACGATCAGCTTCGTCTTTTGTTACAAAGCACTGATGTGCCTGATTTTGTTGCGACGGATATGAAGACGTACCTTGATTCATATCTAGAGCCGTTGATTGCGATGCTAAATTTGGGGCAACGCCACTAGGGGTTAAAATCCAAACTGGGAAATCGTTTATTTTCGACCAATCTCTTTTAATCAACGTTTTAGCGCGTTTAAATCGTCTTTTGGCGCGTGCTTTACGTTCTTTTTCAATAAAATTCTTCATCTTGTTCTCCTTACTCATTCACTAACTTTTTTCTTTGTTCCCACGCTTCTTTGTCCGCTTTGGTTAAGAAAATTGGGGTAGCTTCTTCCTGTTTGGCTTTCGGTTTTGTGCGTAACAGTTCAAAACCTTGCTGATGCTCAATCGTAATAATCGGGTTAAGTTCCTCATGAATCTCATCAAGCTGTTCTTGTTTCAATTTCGCTCGGCGTGCATGACGCTCTTGGCGTGTTTTCTCAACATACGGCATTGGGAACGCATCACGTTTATTGCCATCTAATTCGGCATAACACACAAAAGTGCCGTCTTGCTTTCTCACAATCACTTGGCTTGGATCGTGAATATCAAACATCACTTGCACCTTTTGCCCATCAACATCGAGCAATTTCGCGCTAAAGTAATAATTATTGAAAAGTTGTAACCAACCACGTTGTGCCACACGTAATGTACTTGGGCGGAATAAATCCCTTGCTTCCACTGGCGTAACAAAGACCAAATCATCAGGGTTCATTTTTTCCATCAACTGACGGCGTTTTTGTGCAGGTGTCATACCAATTTCACTATGCACATGCTCGTTGTTGTACCAATCAACCCCAGCTTGAACCGCATCTAAAAACTGATTCCAGCTTGGCAATTTACCCACTGCCCATTGTTGCTTTGGCGTTAGCTGTGTCGCACCTTTACGCTTTGCTTTATCCAGTGAAATCACTGCTGTGCTCACTTGTCGAATAGTGTCGCGGTCTGCCCCTGTGCCGTGATAGGTTTCAAACTGGCGAGCGATACGATATAAAATCGTTCGATGCACCCGCTCAATAATCCCACGCCCTTGTGGATTGCCTGGAATCCCTGTTTGGTGATTAATCCCCAAACGCGGCAACATCCCCGTAATATCACCATCAAGCATCCAGTTTTTCTCACCCCCACCGTTATCGGAGTAATAAATTGCGGGTATACCGTAGCGTTCCACGCCATAACGCAAGGCATCTGCCACCGCCAGAACGTTTTCCGCTAAACTAGCCGACCAACCCACAATAAAACGGCACGCGGCATCCATAATCAACGTTACTTCAGGAATAAATGGGCGACCGTGTTCAGGATGGGCGACTTTCAATTTCATCGCATGACCATCTCCCACCCACACATCATTTACCTGTAACACGCTCCAATCGCGTTTTACATAAGTGTTAAGGGCGCGGAGTTCAGAACCCGTCTTACGACCAATTTCTTTAATGTGTTTTGGCAATTTCGCCAACGCAGCACGAACTTGGTCAATACTCGGTTTCATTTCTAAACGTAACGGCTCGTCTGCAAAACGTGCATCCCATTCAGCCGAAAAATAGTGATAGGCTTCTGCCACATTGATGCCATTGGTTTGGCGATATATCGCCAAAAAGTCAGGCAACCACACAATTTCTTCAGCCTTTTTCGCCACCCGTTGCATTGGTGCGAGGGCTTTTAATCGTTCTTCAGGGGTATCTGCCTTTTCATAATCCAACACCCATTGATTCAAAGTGCGGTCAGATAAAGTGCGATTTTTCCCTTTCTTGTTATTGGCGGTTTCAACCAATCCCATCAAATCAGAAGAAATGCCACCATGTTTGATTTGTTCACAAAAAAACTTAATCGCCTTGTAACGAGGTTGGGCTTGTTCAAGCTGTGCCACTTGAGCAACCAAAGCCATTCTTGCCCCTGCCACTTCACGTTGTTTTTCCGTTAAAGTTTTTAATTCCACCTGACGGAGATCGGCGGGAAGAGATTTGGGTCTGGCTTTCACGATAGAAACTGCAAATTTGTTACGAATTTCATCTTGTAAGGCTTGTGGCATTGATGAAAGAGCATATTCTTTGCCCCCACCTTTGCCTTCACGTTTACGCCATTCCACATTTTCACGTTCAAACAATGCGAGTGCATTTTTATGTGCAGTAGGCATGTTTAAAAGTTTAAGTTTTAATAATTCCGCTATCGGATAATGTGTTTTTAAAGAAATTTCGTTCATAAATGATCCTTTTTGTTTCTTTTACGTTTAAATTCCTTTAAGATTAAAACTTATTTGTTAAAACAGGTTTTCGGTTACGTTCAATTCGTTCCTGAGAACGTGCAGCCCAAATCTCTTCAGGGGCAACACCGACCGCATTAGCGATAAGTCTTTCCATTTTCGGATAGGGTTTATCAAGTGCGGTCTTTAATGTGTTGTAACTCACGTTCCCAGCTTCAGCCAAAGAACGTAAAGACCACCCGTTTTTACGCAACGCCGCCAAAATATCCGCACGATGCCAATCGCATATAGCGGTTTTTTTTGTGTCGCTTAATACACTCATTACATACACCTCCTTTTATATATCCAGTGCGTGTATTAAAGCGTAAAACTTAAATTATTTCAAGTGTAAAACTTAAATATCTTAAAATATTTTCTATTTAAGTTTAATTTTTACGTAAAAACAATGACTTACAACTTACATTTACGGAGTTTTATTCTTGTCTAAAAAAAGTAAAAGTTATTGACGTGAAAGTTTTACGGTAAAGGATAGTGTAAAGGTTAAATTTATGAGCAAAGCAAAGATTAATGACCCTGAATTTGGAGCTAGACTTCAATGGATACTTAAAGAGAAATTTGAAGGCAATACTAGTGAATTTGCTAGACGCATTGGAATTGCAATAACATCATTAAATCGCTGGCTGATAGGTGAGGCAGATCCATCTCGTACCAATCTTATAAAAACAGCCGAGGCTTCAGGTGTAAACCTTGAATGGTTAGCCCTTGGCGTGGGCGAGATGGACGGCACAAAACCACAGCTGATAAAGCCTGACGTGAATTTACTGGCAAGCAATGATGAGACATTTGCAGTGATTGAAGATTGCCGAGAAGTGCGTATTTCAGCCGGTGGCGGTGGTTTTAACGATGAATATAAACCTTATCAAACCACCAAAGTAGAAAAGGCTTGGCTCGATTCACGTCGCTTAAAAGCGGAAGACTGTGCAATGTTCTTAGTAAGTGGCGATAGCATGTATCCAACGCTAAAAGACGGCGAAGAGATTATTGTAGATCGGTCGAAAAAGGAATTAAAAGACGGAAAAATCTTTGTATTAAATAATGAAGGTGCAATGCTAGTGAAGAAAGTGCAAATCACCTACAACGGCATCACACTCATCAGCCAAAACACAGAATACACTCCTATCGAACTGGATGCTGAACAAGCCAATAGTCTGATTGTGATCGGGCAAGTCGTACGTGGTTACCGAGATTTTTAAATAAAGCACCGTAAAATCTAGACATAATCACTCACACCAAAATTCCAGATTTCACTTAAACACGCCAAAAAACTAATAAAAATGGCGATTTCGCCCCATGAAACCGCCTTTTTTCTTAGCTCTTACCAAAACAACCATAAAAACTCATTTAAATGCATCACCTCTATCTCATCTTCCTGCAATTTCCACCCCATTTTAAAGCTAAATTTAAAAACCTTTAAACCCATTTTAAAACGAACTTTAAATTTTTAAAAATGTTTAAAGCCTAACAATTCACCGCCAACTTTTATGCAAAATAAAACCCAATTTTCGACCATTTTCCCCCAATCCCCACCATTTTCCATTTTTGCATAAACTTTCCCCCTAAAAACGCCAAAGCCCCACAAACAGGGGCTCCAACCAATTTTTTCCCACCAAATTTTTTCTTTTTCCTTATGCAAATATTGTCACTACCCCATAATCTAAGGAAACATACTGCTAAGAAACAATTTAACTTTGGAGAGGTTTAGAATGGAAACGTCATACGAATTATTGAATAGGGTCGTGCAAGCTAAAATCTTGATTTTAAAAGAAGAAGCCCATCTTTCAGTCAAAGAACAAAAAGCTACCGTTTTGCTACATTACACAAAGCGAACGATTGATAAATCTATGAAAAGGATTATTGCTGAAAATCCAGATTATCATATTATTTATCGATGTGAAATCAATGCGGTTATTTTGCATATCAAGGTTAAATAA